TTGATATGAAAGATATTCGTGAGATTGATAAGTTTATTAAGTCAGAACTTAATGAAGGGGACGCATGAATAAGCCAACGAATGACTATGAGGCTTTAGTGCTAGCTTTAAACTTAGGCATTACAGCAGACACAGACGAACAGTTTAATCGCGCTTTAGCAATGGCTGAGAGCTTTGCGGCAAAACTTACCGACATTGAAGTGGCTAGGGCTAAAAAAGAAGTAGAGGTGATACATGAATCTTGAACTAACCTTGAAGCACTTTAAAATGTGTAGTCATACGCAATGCTCAACTGACGGAATTGAAATGTCTGATGCTGATCGCTTTATCTGGGAAGATGGTGACGAAATAAAAGAGTTTGATTTATCCAATAGTCATGTGCATTGGGTAGATGGTGGCGCACTCCAAGCTGTAATTGCGTTACAGATTTTAAAAAGTGAAGGCTTTAAAGCTGGCTTGTTTTGGGACGATTGTTACATTGATGGTATTGATGGTGATTTTTGGGGCTGGTGTATCCTAAGTAATTACGGCTCAAAAGGACGAAATAATGATAAATGATAAAACAAAGTTGGATTATGTAGGTAAAATTTGGGCAGATAATGTTGAATGGATAGAAGTAAAAAGTAGACCTTTACAGCATGGAAGCTTTGGCAACACTAACGCTAGCAAAGAGGATACTAAATCATCGGTGTTAACTGTGCGCTGTTATCCGCACGAAAAGGCAGCATGGGTTAAAGCATCAAAAGGCCAAAAGCTGGCTGAATGGGTAACAGAAGCACTTAATGATGCAGCAAAAAAAGAAGAATAGACTATGACAATAGCAAAATGTACAGAATGTAATACGCAACACCCTGATTTAGATTTTGAACTTTATAGCGGATTTAAAGACAAGCCGCTAATTGGTTTTTGGCTTGATGATAATGGTGTTTGCGAAAACTGCTTTCGCACCGACAGTTATGTAATAGTGTTAGAGGATATTCTGAAAGATACTGTCCTTGGAAGCATCGAATTTGACTATGGTGAAGGTTCTCACAGAATCACAAAACTATTGCGAGATTATGCAGACAAAATAGATGCCGAAGCAAATAAGCATAAGCACAAATGGGATGATTAAGTTTATGTCGAGCAGAAAAAAGACTGCCATAAGCAGCCAAGGGTGGAGTCTAGGGGAATTACTTAGACACGCCTTTTATTTTCTCTGCTGTACGCAATCCAGCCAAGCCAAGCATGGCTAGGGTTAACTCTAACATAGCGTCTAGCGGCAATTCTGGTGCGCCTAGATGCGGTGCTAACCATTGCAGTATGGGGTTAATAACAAAGGCAAACAAGAAGCCTAAACCACACACCCACATTAAGAACGGCCTAGCCCCTGCAACAAATGTTGATCTGTGTTGTGCTTGAACCTTGTTTATTTCAGCTTGAGCCATTTGAGGCTGCTGTGCCAGCTTAGACTTTAAAAGGTCTGCTGCTGCCCTTTCTTCATCTGTGGTAATTAAGTTGTCTAGCACTGAACCAATAGCTGCTATAGGCTCTACAACGCTTCCACCGACCAAACTTGATAACCAGCCCATAATTAATCCCTTAGTTCAAAATGTGGATAATCCTGCCATGATTTCCATAGACCGCCCCACTTCAATTCATACCCTAACTGCGCGGAAGCCTGCAACATAGCTGTGGCGGCTGTTGTAAGGTCGTGAACGTCCCAGCTTGCCGCACCTTCGGGTGTAAGACAAAACAGGTCGATCGCCTTGCCCGATTGATGATATGAGAGGTTATTTTTTCCATCACATTTAGATTTGCCAGCGTTATACAATTTTGCTTGGCAAATTTCCGAACGCCAGCCTCCGTCACTGGGGACGCCAAAATCAATAGGGCTAAGAGTAATCGCAAGTTCTGCAATGTCGATAAGCCGGTCATCAATACCCTCCATGTTTTTCATGCTGTTTTTACCTAGCTGGAAGCCCATTAGATTTTCCCCATGACATACGATGAAACACCACCTAGAGCAGCAGCTAGAATGATTACGCCAGCAGCCATGCCCTTGCCTTTTGCGAGTTGTAACTCTTGAGCAGCAAGACGATCATTTAGTTTAGCCATTGTCTTTGTTAGGCTTTCAACGTCTTTGTTTAATTGAGTTACCGCATTAACTAGCTGGCCTGCCTCAAAATCTGGCATATTTGACATTGTTTTATCTCTCAAAGTTGTAAATCATATAAATACTTAAAAGTCCGATACCTAATAAACTAACAACGATAAACAGTGCAGTCTGAATCTGGCTAATAGTCTCTGCCCACTCGCTGTCTTTTTTTGCTTTAGCTTTAATTGCAGCCTTAGCCGCGTTTGCTCTTTGAACATTTCTTTTATTTTTGAACGCTTGAAAATCTTGCCACATTCCAAGCCTCGTTTTTTTCATTAAAAATTCAAGTTGTTTTTCGGCATTATTCAGTTTTTCGAGTGCGTAAAAGGCTTCTAGGTCGTTATTTGTACCGCTTGTTTTGTTAACCTCTTCTTCAACTTTTTCTTTGTGGCCCAGGTAGGCTCCAATCGCCTTTGCACAATCGCTAATTTCTTTTCCGTTTTGAACAGCTTTTTTTATAACCGCAAACGCAGCGTTAGCAGCAATGACCGATTCTATTAGCATTTAGACACCCAATGTAATGTAGACATAGGCCCACGATCTGTATAGGCGACTATGCCCGTCACCTTAGTAACGCTATAACGCTCTGTCACTTCACGCTGGCTTGTCTGTTCCTCTGCAACTATTGTCTGGCCTACGGGGGCTGGCATAAACACTGGATATACCTCGCCAATGGTTGACCACACTAATGATTGCCTTGCCAAACTCTGAATTTATTGAAATCAGGGTTCATCATGTTTCGTTTAATAACATCGTGTCTTGCTGGGTCAGTCCATTTAACGCCTGCTTCTTTAAGCCATTCATTTATCATTGCCCTATCAACAACACCTAAACAAACCGATTCGCCAAACTGAGCATTGCCGTTTTGACGCATTGCCTCTGCCTGGTTTAATGCTGAACTGTAGTCCTGCTGCTTAACGTGGATTATCTTGTCCCCGTCTTTATAAAATTGTTCGCCAATCTTAGCCATAATTATTCCTTAAAAAAAAGGGGCGCAAAAGCACCCCCTTGTGCATAACTAAGATATGTTTAGCTATCGGTGCAATCAGCAATCAGACCTAAAGCGGCTTGATTTCGCACGACCATGGTGGCCTCGCAGACTACTTGACGATGCTCGTTGTCACCTGTTTTAGCCAACGCTTCGTTTTTCATCGGGCGCAAAGTGGCTAATGCCAATTTATCGTTTTCGATAATCCAAACATCACGCGATCTTGACTCTCGGACGGGCTGAAATTCAACGCTGCCCCAAGGTGTTAAATAGACCGCAATGTTGTTGTTTACAGAACCAGTAGCTCCGTTTTGACGTTGATTGTTATTGCCGACAAATCCCAATGCCTTGTTGAGCTGGAAAGCTGAAAGGTAGACTGTGTCTGGCTTTCCACCCGATGTCCACACCGATTGCATGCACTGATCGAACTTTGCCTGATTGAATACTGATTTTGTACCGTCAGTCCGAGCAGTAGCACCAGGTACGCCACCAGAAGGGTTAGCTCCGTTAGCACCAATGTTAACTACGTTGGTCTTTAACCAAGCACCAAGGCCAGCTAATTTGCGTGGAGTAGTAGCATTACCAGCTACTCGAGCAACGTTTTCAAACAAAGCCTTTTCCATATCGAGCTTAACTTCTGTGGCAACACGCAGTATGTTGTATGCCATTTCAGAGTTTGTGCGACCGGCAGCCTCAACAACATCGTTTGTGCCAGAAGTAATCACAGACCCTTTGAAAATTTGCGAATAGTTTCCTAATCGTTCTGTGGGGGTGACTGCTGCTGCGGAAGTATCACTTCCTTCGACGTGAAAGTTATTCTGTGCTGCCCTTAATGTGTTGGTTTGCCACTCATGGAAAGTGTTAGTGGCCTTAACTTTAGCCATTGCACTTAATAGTGGAGTTTCGTCAGGGGAAACGTCATAGATAACATTGGATAAATCCTCTCGGATGCCCGTAGTGTCATATGTGTCAAATGTGTTAGTTGGTTGTGCCATGATAATTATTCCTAAATGATTTTAAAGTTAACTACTCAAACAATAGTGCGGCTGCATCGTGTATGCTGCCTGATTTTTTCAATCGAGATAGTTGCTGGCGTTGTTTCTTTGCTGCTGAGTCGGGCATCTTTTTAGTACCAGCTTTCATTAATGGACGGGCTTTTTTCAGTTTTGATTCAACTGTAGAATTGCCTGCCATTATTTGGTCATAAAGCCGAGCCTTGTTTAGAACTCGCATAGCGCGGTAATCAATAATTCCACCAATTTCTTCGGCAGTATAATCTTCTGCGATACCTTGCTTGAGTAATCTTTCCTTCATTTTGGTTGCTTTGTTAGCATCCGCAAAATCGGGAAGCACTCGCTTGAGTTCTGCAAAGTTGTAGTCCAAGTTGGCCTTGTCAGCCTTTGCTTTTTCTACCTGCATTGCGTCATGGTTCTGCTTTAATTCATGCTGTTCGATTTGGTATTGGCCCATCTCTTCACGATAAGTCGCATCTGCTTCGATGTAGCCTAGAGGGTCTGCATTAAGCAAATCCTTCGTGGGTGGAGTGGGTTCTAACATCAAACCTTTTTGCCCTACTTGCTGCATAAACTGGTCAAGTTGCTGTCGCTGTTGGTTTAAGCCGTTATAGGCTTCTTCCGCTTGCTTTCTAGCCGCTGCCGCCTGCTTCATTCCCTTTTGGATATATTGTTGTCCAGAAAAACTCTGCTTTAGATCATCTAGGGTTACTGACACTTGCTCCCCATCAACTTTGATAGAAAATGTCTCAGGCCCACTTTGATCGGCTTGTTCCTCGTCCGACTCTTCATATTCCTCACTTTCATCTTCATCTTCTAATTCTGCGTATTCAGCATCATCGTCAGATTCCAATTCGGCTTCTTGCTCAACTTCGGTTTCTTCAACTTCGACCATTTCGGTTTCAGTTTCGTTAACTTCGGTTGTTTCTGACTCCATTGGAGGCAATAGTGCATCTACTGCACTTTCTAAACTTACTGGGTTAGTCGATTCCATAATCGGTGCTTACCTATTTTTTAAGACGTTTATCTTTCATATCCTGATCGGTAATAACCCGTTTCAGAGTATTCTCAAATTCGTTTAAAGCCCTCAACATTGCGTGGGCTTCTTCCCGTTTTTCAACTTCATCAGCTTTAGAATGCAAGAAAACATTACACTGATTTGTTCGTAGACTAACAAAAACTTCCAAAAAAGTCTCATTCGCTAACAAATTTTCAGCCTGATCTTTCAAAATCATTGAACATTACCCATTCGTGGGGTTTCTTGCAGACGCTTAACTCGCTCAACGTCAACGGCTGTGCCGTATTGCCCCAGTATCCTAGCCGCTTCAACTAACAAGTCCTGGTTCATTTGATCACGCTCTAAATCATCACTGGCTTGCAATTCACGATATTTAAGCTGCAATTCAGCCAATTCCTGACCTTGTTTAGATTGCATTTGAGCAGCCTTAACTTGCATATCAGCTTGCATTTTAATGTTATCGCCTTGCATCTTTCCTTGCAGACGCATTTGATCGCCTTGTAACTTTGCTTGCGCTTTGATCTGTTCAGCTTGTATGACTGCTTGTGCCATTGGGTCGCCCTGCTCACCTTGCGCGGCTTGTGCAGCTTGCTCTGCCATTTGTGCCATTAGCTGTTGCTCAGTGGCATCATCCATAGGTGCATAATAACGATCTGCATTATTGAACCCACTTAATGCCAAAGTATCTGCTAAAGTGTTACGCATTTGTGTCATGCTAACTAAGCCATTTTGAGGCCCGTAAGTCTGCCAAATCTGTTGCTGTGTTTGGAAGGTTTGCATTAGTGCGGCTGCTTTAGCATCTTCTTGCCCAGTGCCTAAGCCGACATTAATTTCCATGTCCATGCCCGTATCCCAAACTGCTGGGTCAACTTCTACAAACTTGCCATTCAGACGCATCATTTGCTCGTCAGGAGAGTTTTTAACAGCAACGTGTAGCATTAGTTTAAATAGTCGCTTAGTCCCTTCTGCGAGGTTTCTAGCCATGACTTCTACTTGCCCTGCGCCAGCTTGTGCTGTTAATGCTGCGGCTGTGGCAGAGGTGTTTTGTAGCATGTCAGCGTTAACGCCCATACTCATCTTAGAAATGCCTGTTTTCTCTTCTACGAGCATATCAAGGTATTGCAGTGCCGGTAGTGTGGAACCTGCTACAAAAGGCACTGTAAGGGGGTTAATCGACCCTATTTGCTCACTACGAATGATTGCACCGATCTCGTTATTTAGCACATCATCCATTTCCACCAAATCCTCATTAACTTCAAGGCGTGGAGTGTTAACCAAGGCTACGTTGTCCAATATGCCACGCAATACGCTAGTGGTGGTGTCTTGGTCATTAATCACTAACTCAGCGAGTGAACGACCATAAAAAGCGTGGGGTTCTGGGTCAACTTGAAAATCAGCAAACGGGGCTTTATCCCACGGCTCCATCTCAAGCACTTCGTAATCAGTGCCGCCACATAAGAACTTGTGCAAAGTGGGTATGCCGTCACCTTCTGCGTCAATGCGTAGATAAGCCTCTGTGACAAGAACCAGGCGCATAGATGGGTCATTCTCTACACTTTCATCGTCTTGAACTGCGTCACCAAAACGCTGTATTTTTTCAATGTTACCAATCAAAGAATCGTTGTCTGAGCCATTGAGGTTATCAACTACTTCTTGATCTATACCCATAGCCACTAGATCGCCTGCGCGTTTCTCGCTGCGGTGACAGACAATATACGCATCATCAATAGACTTAGCCGACCCATCAATGAAAAACTCTTCTGGGGGTATCCCCTCAATGACCATTTCGCCCTCTTCATACTTATGCGTAATGACCATGCTGTGACTGTTACGTTCTACATCAATCCCAAATTCATCCATTTCCATTTCAATGTCTTGTCGATGCTCTACAACTTCAACACCTTCTTTATTGACTAATACCTGTACCTCTTCATCACTTAGGTTTTCATAGGTGTACGATTTGGCAATGGTTTCTTGGTTCCACCAAACTTTAACGACACCCACTTTTTTAACCAGGGAGTCATGTATCGCATTGCTTAATACGTTGTACCCACCCACCTTGTTAAATACCCAGTGGCAATAAGCCGTGGCTTGGTCTGCGTTTTCAACGTCTTCTGGGCCTTTGGGCGTAAACTCAACAAACTTGTTGTTAGACATAAAGATACGCATTAAGCTTGGTTTAGCACCACGCACCACATCACGCACTTTAGTAGATACAACCCTAGACCGCCCTTCTTCATGGTCTAAGTCTACTAGCCCATCAAAGTATTTCTGAGCGCGTTCACGCTGCCCTGCAATATCTGAATCAACGTAATCAATGGCTGATTGTATTGCCGTTTTGATTGCGCTTTGAATATCTTGTTCTGACATTTTTGGCATTACTGTTCCCCATTAACTTGTGATTGCCCGATCTCTGAAAAAGCACCTATTGAAGCAAACCCTGAGTTAGCAAGCAGTAAATCACTAACTGCTTTAAGTTCTGCATCACTTACTTGTTCGGCTTTTGATGCTCTCATTATTACTTTAAGAGCAGTGCGAGCTTCTTTGCCTTTAATCTGGGTTAAAGCCTTTGCTATGTCGGTGTATATTTCTTGCTTTGCTGCAACACTAAGCGCATCTGTTTCACCTGTAACTTTCTGCACCACACTTTGACTTGCCTTTGCTGGCTCTAACCTTAGAAGATGAGCAAACGCACCAATATCAGTCATTTCGTCAACCATTTCTTTTTGCGTTATTCTAATGCTAGTTTTTGAATTCATTGCAACAGCCGCCCTTAAAGCTAACGACATTTGTGCTTGATCTAAGTCTTTAAATAATTGTTTAGCTTCTGATGCACTTAAAAGCATTTTTATTTTGTCACGAGAATTTTTAGACGATAGCTGAGTAAAAACTGTTCGCAGTGTATTTATGTCAATGTCAGGGGAGGCAATAGTTGCTTTAACATTGTTTATTAAATCATCAACAGCACTTCTT